TGAGTATGCTATGTCTGCGCTGCGCCTGCTGCAGCAGGCCATGCTGCTCGAGGAAGGCGCGCTGCTGGGGGGTAACCGATCCGTGGCGCTGGGTGTCACCGCTACCCCGACGCTTGCGGCGTCGGGCGCCGGGGCCACGCTGCCGGCCGCTACCTACTCGGTGCGCGTGTTTGCGCTGACATACGAGGGGTACCGGGGCAGCTCGATCACCGCCGGCATCCCCCGGCAGATCACGATCACCGGGGCGGATAATGGTACGTTCGTGGTCAACGGGGGGTCGAGCGGGGCCGGCGCGGCCGCGACTCAAGCGGTCACCCTGGGGCAGACTCTTTTCTGCTCGATCCCCGCGATCGTCGGCGCCGTGGCCTATGCGTGGTATGTCGGGACCGCAGGCAACGAGCGACTCGAGCAGATCACCACGATCAACAGCGCGGCGTTTGCCGCGCCCCTCCTGGGGACCGGGCAGCTGCTCTCTGCCGTGGCGTCGGCCGGGACCGACTACAGCCGGAACAATGGCACGGGTGGCAATAACGCGCCCGCGTTCGATGGCCTGCTGTATGCGAATTTCGCCAGCGGGATCGCGCCCCGGCAGACCCTCGCAACCGGCACGGCGGGAACGGGAACCGTTCTGACCGCGTCCGGCCGGGGGACGATCACGCAGATCGATACCCTGCTGCGTACCATGTGGGACTCGTACCAGATCAGCCCCGATGTCATCTGGGCCAATGCGCAGGAGATCAACAATATTGCGTCGAAGCTGTTTGGTGGGACCACCAACGGCAACCTGCGCTATAACGTTGGGATCGGCGCGGATGGGGAGATGATCGCCGGCGTGAGCGCGATCAAGTATCTCAACCTGTTCACCGCGGGCCCCCAGGCGACGATCCCGATCAAGATCCATCCGACCCTCCCCCCAGGGACGCTCATGGCGCAGGCGCAGAATCTGCCGGCGCAGTACCAGAGCGCCAATGTGCCGGTCGTCGCGTCGGTCAACTGCAGGAGGGATTATTATCAGATCCCTTGGCCGCAGACCACGCGCCGGCAGGAGACGGGCGTTTACTGTGAGGAGGTGCTACAAGTGTATGCACCGTTTGCGATCGGGCTGATCACAAACATTGCGAACGGGTAGCAGCCCCTCGACCGGAGCCGGGGAGGGGGGGCGCCCCTCCCCCTACCATAAAGGAGTCCATTGTGCCAAAGGCAAAAACCGCAAGCAACCCCACGGGCGACTCGATCGGCATCACCCACCCGGCCGGGGGGGATTACGATCTGAGTATCGGCGAGTCAGTGTACCCGGTGGTCGCCGGCCGCACCGTGATCCCCGAGTCCGATCTGGCGGCCGCGCTCATGGTCGGGTTCGTGGTCGAGCAGGTCGAGGCGGCGCCCGACCCGGCCGCGACGGTCGACCCAGGGGCCGCGCCGGCAAACTAAGGGGGCCGCTATGGCGTTCGATTACTGCAGCGTATTGGATGTGTTCGACTACGGCAATACTAAGGGCACCTCGACCGACCCGATCGACGCGCGCGCGTGGGTCGGGCGCCTGATCACATCCGTATCGCGGGCGATCGACGCGCGGTGTATGCAAGCCTTCAGTCAGGAGTCCTATGTTGATCTGCCCCATGTCGCGCAGATCGACGCGGCCGGGGTCCTGACTATCTCCCCCGCATGTCCCGTCATGGCCGCCCCGACTGCGGCCGCCTATCGGATCGGCGCCGCAACGGGATGGCAAACGCTCACGCTGGCAGATGTCGAGGTCACCGAGTCGCCCCATGGCGCCGTGGTCCGGTTCCTGGGGAACGATCTACTAGCCATGCGATTCAAGGGGCGCATCACCGTGCGCGCGTCGTATGTCGGGGGGTATGCCAACCTCGACGCGCTCCCCCAGGATCTGCGGCTCGCGGCGATTGCGGCGACATGGTACGAATATACGCGCCGATCGGCGATGCAGGATACTACCGCCATGCCGGAGATGGGGGTTATTATCATCCCGGGCGACTGGCCGAAAAATATCCGGCAGCTGCTCGCCGACTATGCAAAGGTGACCCGCAAATGAGACTCGAGATCGACATCCGCGCGCTGCTCGAGCAGGCAGCGGCGGCCGCCGGCGAATGGATCACCCGGCAGCTATGGGGCGCGCCCCAGGCGCTGCATGCCACGATCGCGCGGGTCACCGGCTGGCGGATCCGCTCGCGTATGGTCGGGGAGGGCGCCGATCGGCGCGCCGAGCTGACATGGGTACGGGTCAATGATCATTGACGTGGTCGAGGCGCTCGCGCTGCGCTGTAAGACAATTCAATATCCCGGCGCCCCGACCGTCTACAGCGGGCCGAAAGAAGCGACCACGATCGCAGAGTTTCCGACTCTGTTCTGGTCAATCGAGATCGGCGCGCAGCATAGCGTGAGTCTCGAGGCGGCCGGGGATCCGGGGCTCGACCGGCACAACTATACCCTTAACGGGTACTTGTTTGTCGGCGCCCGGTCGAGCGGACTCCCGGATCTGCACGATCGGATCATGCGCTGGTTTCAACCGATCGGGCCAGATGGCATGCTCACGCTATGGTCAGTGCTGCGCGCTGACATCCAGCTGGGGGGGCTGGTGGAGTTCATCGGCGCCCCCGATAGTGCTGAGTTATTCCGGTGGCAGCCGGGGCCGATCGAGTGGGCAAAAGAGCTATATTGGGGGGCTCGCATATGGCTACCAGTAACCGAGAAACACCAGACTCCGCCGCTCGCGTAGTGTACCGCTATGTCGGCCGGGGGGAGGGGTACCCCGACATCCCCGCGCGCGATCTGGCGGGGGTCGAGGTCGAGCACCTCGACCCGGCAGCGTGGGCGGCCGCGCTCGCGCTGGGGCTCTATACGCTCGATCAGGTCGAGCAGGTAACGGAGGTCGACCATGCCGGGAGCTAAAAAGCTGCGACGGCTGCAGTATGGTTTCGAGACAACCCCCGGGACTCTCGTGGCCGCGACTCGGCGCTGGCGGGGGCCGGTCGAGACACTAGACGACGCGCGCGCGTGGGAGTTTGTCGAAGAAGATGTTGGCATCCTGGGGGGGACCGATCGTAAGGTCCTCGCCTACGCGCAGGGAAACGTAGATCTGAAGGAGTGCCAAGCCTGCCCGGAGCAATTCGCAGTGCTGCCGGCGTGGTCGCTGGGGGGACCGATCGCGGGCGCTGCAGACGGGACAAGCTCGAGCGGATTCCGCTATGTCACCACGATCCCGGCCACGGCGAGGCCGGCGAATAATCGCGCGGCGTCGGTCGAGGCCGGCGACGATCAGGAGGTCGAGTCGGGCGCCTATGGTAAGGTAGTCGAGTTTGGGCTGAAGGGTGTGCAGCAGAAGCCGATCATGATGAGCGGCAAAATGCAAACCAACCCCGTAGCACGACTCGGGGCCGGGTTCAGTGCAACGACTCTGCCCGTGCTTGACGATCTGGTATTTTGGAATACCCGACTCTACCTCGACCTGATCGCCGGGACGATCGGCACGACTCAGATTACGGGTACGTTCCTGGGGTTTGAGCTCTCGGTCAAGCCGGTACTTGTCTTCAAGCAAACCGGGGAGGGCGCAGCGGCCGGGACCACCCCGACATATAACCTAGTGGTGTATGTCGACCACAAGATTGATATCAAGCTCACGTTTGAGAATGACCCGGTGGTCGACGGGAACACGGGACTCCGCGCAGCGTTCCGCACGGGCGCGCAGCGCCTGATGCGCCTGGACTGCCTAGGGCGCGCGTACACTACCCCCGGCCGGGTGGGTGATGCCGATCGAGTCGCCTGTGGGGTTGCTTGTGGTTTTCGCCTTTGGCACAATGGACTCCTTTATGGTAGGGGGAGGGGCGCCCCCCTCCCCGGCTGCGGTCGAGGGGCTGCTACCCGTTTGCAATGTTCGTGATCAGACCGATCGCAAACGGCGCATACACTTGTAGCACCTCCTCACAGTAAACGCCCGTTTCCTGCCGGCGCGTGGTCTGCGGCCAAGGGATCTGATAGTAATCCCTCCTGCAGTTGACCGACGCGACTACCGGCACGTTTGCGCTCTGGTACTGCGCCGGCAGATTCTGCGCCTGCGCCATGAGCGTCCCCGGGGGGAGGGTCGGATGGATCTTGATCGGGATCGTCGCCTGGGGACCCGCCGTGAACAGGTTGAGATACTTGATCGCGCTCACGCCGGCGACCAGCTCCCCATCTGCGCCGATCCCAACGTTATAGCGCAGGTTGCCGTTGGTGGTCCCACCGAACAGCTTAGACGCAATATTGTTGATCTCCTGCGCATTGGCCCAGATGACATCGGGGCTGATCTGGTACGAGTCCCACATGGTGCGTAGCAGGGTATCGATCTGCGTGATCGTCCCCCGGCCGGACGCGGTCAGAACGGTACCCGTTCCCGCCGTGCCGGTTGCGAGGGTCTGCCGGGGC